AATCCGCGTGCGAGTCGGTCAGGAACACCTCAGCGTTGGCGCGCTGGAACAGGGTGATACCGGTGGCGAAGTCGCCAACGTAGGCCGTGCCGGCCGGGATACCCGGAACGGCCACCGGCCGGACACCCCAGTACGGGCCCGATGTGGACGGCCCGCCGGTGGTGGCCTGCAACAGGCCCAGGTCCACCAGGGCGAAGTCGGCAGGGTTGAGCGCCACCACGGTCGGGGTGTACCCGAGCGCCTGCACCTGGCCGATGCCTACCCGGATGTTGGCCAACAGCTGAGGGATGGGGCTGCCGGCCGGCACCGCCGGGGCCGTGGCCGTGGCCAGGGTGGCGGCGGTCAGCGCGTCGCCTACGGCCTTTTCCAGCGCACGCGTGATGCCTGCCTGTAGCCGCTGCTCGATGATGCTCTGGATGCGCGGCACATCCTCCAACGCCTGACGCGTCAAGGCTTTCCACCAGGCGTACGTGTCAAGGCTGGTGGTCTCGCTGGACATCACGAGATCGGCCGGGGGCTTCAGTTCACCCTCGGGCACCACGCTGGCCATGGCCGTGTCCGGGCCCCAGATCATGTACTGAATCGCGTTGCCCGAAACGGTCTCGGTGGATACCAGGGTCAGCAGCACCGACGCCGGTTCCGCGCTGTCGCGGGTGAACACGTACGGCGGCGCGATGGTGGCCAGGTCCGCCAGCTTGATCGGATCGGCGGCGGCACGGGTCAGTACCGGCAGCTCCACCGACTCCGACCGGCCACGGCCCCGGTAGCCCCGGAACGCTTCCGACTCCACAAACGCGCGACCGAGCGACATCGGCGCGGCGGCGTGGCGGGTGGCCGGTGGGCCGGCCGGGCCGGTGTGGCCCTCGGTGTCAGCGTCCCCGATACCGGAGATCAGCGAGGCGTACGCACGCTGACTCTTTACCTGCGTGTTGTGTTCCTCGATGAGTTTGTCCAGCTCATCGCACCGCTTCTGGTAAGACCGAACGGATTCGATCTCCACATTGGTCATGTCGCGGTCTTCGCCAGCGGCGGTGTCCGCGATCTGAGTAGCAAGGCCGGTGAGCTTGGTTCGCTCGTCCACCAGCCGACGGAGATAGGTGAGCATGACTTGCTCCCGACAGTGACGAATCGACATGGATTCGCGGGGTGCTCTGTCGGGGTGCCCGGCCGGGGTGCCCGGCGTTGCCGGGCGGCGCGGCAGGCGACGCGGTGAGCGGCGCGCGCTACTTGCTAGATGCGCAGCTTACAGGGGCCGTACCGGTGAAAGGTCCACCGTGGGCATGGGTCGGGCCCACCAGGCGTCGCCGGTCGGGGCGTGCCGGCGGACGGCCACCCCGGTCCCGTCGTACGCCGGGATGGTAACCAGCGATACCTCAAGCAACTGTCCTTCTTGGACTTCCACCGCCCCGTCCGCACCGGCCCGCTGGCGGATCGGGTGGTATCCCACCGACAGCCCCGGCAACAGCCCGGCCTCAACCTCGGCCAGTACCTCGTCGCCGGTGGTGGACGGTGGCACGTAGAACTCCGACTCAAGCCCGGCATCGGTGTTGGCGAACTTGGTGGAGACACCCACGGCCCGGTCGTGGTTGTGGTTGCGGAAGAGCAAGATCTTGCGGTCACGCTGCCGGATGCTCTTGTTGAACGCCCCGCGTAGTACCCGCTCACCCTGGTCTCCGTAGTTGGTGAGGTAGCTGGTGGAGTCGTAGGGCACCGCGAGTCCGGAGATCAGTCGACCGGTCATGTCGACCTTGCGCACCGCCATGTAGAGCGCGCGTCCTGTGTTCACTGCACTTCTCCGTCCAACGGTGCGTCATCGATAGGTGGTTGCTCCACAGTGTCCGGGCCGGGCAGCGGCGTCGGGCCATCAAGCGGCGGGTAGTCCTCCAACCGGCGTACCTCATCCCGGGTGAGGAAGCCGTTATCCAGCGCCACCGCGTACGCCTGGTATCGGGTCAGGGTGTCCGCGCGCATCATCCCGGCGGTGCGCACCTTCAGCTCCGTGCCCTTGGGGAACTGTGAGTCCAGCGTGGACTCGATGCGCCTGATCCATTGCAGCAGCGTGAACCGGTCGAACTCGATCATGCGTGATTCGACGTTGGCGTACGTCTGACTGTCACCGGCGACACCGAGCATGTACGGCGGTAGACCGAACGCGAGTGCGATATCGCGCAGCGACCACGTACGCGCCGTGTCCAGCGCAGCATCGATGGGGCTGAGGCTGATCGGGTTGAAATCGGTGGTGGCGTTGAGGATGGCGATGCCGCGCCGGTGGCCATGCTGGGCGTACCACTTGGCTTTCAGATCATCGATCTGTGGCTGTGTCGGGTTAGGCCCGTTGACTTTCAGGTACCCGTACGGCACGCCGGACGTGAACACGTTGTGTTCGTAGCCCCGGATGCGGGCGGCCAGCAACAGGTCTGCCGTGTGGTCATCGATGACACCCCGGCCGTGGCCGCCGGTGTACGGGCCATTGCCGCGCAGATGGATCAGCGCGCCGGTGGGTACCGGGGTGTCCCCCACCCAGTACGTACCGCCAGCGATGGTGACCATGTGCGGGTGAAGCTGCCAGATCGGCGGACGCGGCGAGCCATCCTGATTGCGCACCGGCACATAGATGTAGCCGTCACCGTGCCACAGGGCGGCGCGTATCCAGTCAGCCCAGAACTCCACAGCGGACAGCCGGCAGTCCAGCAGCGCGGACGCATCCATGGTGCGGGTGTCCAGCCGTAGCCCCTGCGGATCATCGATCCATGGTGGAGTGGTCACCGTCTGCGTGCCGCGCAAGATCTGCCACGGTAGACCGGCGATGGTGTCGACGATCAGGGATGTTGCCCGGGTGACGCCCGGGATGGTGACGGCCAACCCTTCACGGCCCCGCCGGTCATTCGGCAACGGGTTACCCCACGGCCCACCCGTGCCGTCACCACCGGCCGGCCCCATCCACCACAGCCCCGGGGTGTCTACCTCCCACCCGTCCGGAGAGTTGTGCAGCGTGTCCCGGCCGTCCGTGGCAGTGAGGATGCGGGCCGGGCGCAGCGCCCGTGCCAACATCTGCCCCAGCCCCATGCCGTACCCCTACGTGCCGTACGGCGGCGGGTAGTCGGTGTCCTGCTCATCATCGGGCAACGGCCGCGCGTCGGTGTCCGCCGGAACCTCAGCGTCCGTTGTGGACGCCGGGCCGGTCACCAGATCGTCGGCGGCGGTGCTTGCGTCGGTTGGTGCGTCGTTGTCCATGCGGCCAGGGTAGCGGCCACCAGCGCCGATATCGATGCTGGTGCACCCCGGCGTGCCCACACCCACGCGTCCCCGAGCGGCCTACGGGACGCGGCGGCGGCGGCGGCGTCCAGCGCTTCATGCGGCGTGTAGGTCACCGCACCGCTTTCCAGTCCACTGAGGAATGCGGCGCACGCGGCGGCGTAGTCCCGTCCGCCGAAAGGTGACAGCGGCAACCCCGCCTTACCGGCGGTATCGGCCACATCCGGTGCCGGCCCGCGCGTGTCGTGACCGATCGCCGGTGGGGACCACCGGGCGGTGAGATCGGCCAACCGGCCGGGCACCCACGAGTAGCCGGGGCCGTGGGCGGCTACCTCAACGTGCACACCGGTCGGGGTCGACCAGGCGGCGCAGACGGTGGCGTCCGTACCGTCCACAGCGATGTCGTAGGCCATGACCACACCGGAGGTAGGCAGCTCCACCAGTCGCGCGCCAGCGGTCCACACAGGGCCCGCGATGACTGTCTCCGTGGTGGTCGTCCACCGGTTACCCCAGGCACGGGCGAAACCGGCCGGTTCCATCTGCCGGTACGCGTCCTCGACAGCCTGGCGGCGCAGCGTGTACCCGACCGCAGGGTGATGGGCCCACACGGTGTCAGGGTCCACCGGCCCGGTGTCCGGCACCGACCACTCGAAGTAGGCGAGCCGGGGCGTGCCGGCCCGGCCCCGGTCCACGTAGCCACGCAACCATTCCGACTCAGCCGTGCCGGCCGTGCTGACGATCCACAGTTGACCGGCCACCGTGGCGAACGTCGGGAAGATCGATTGTTCGAGCGCCGCCCCGCGCAGCGCGTCGAACCACCAGGCTTCATCGACAATGACCAGCGCGTTTGTCTTGCCGTGTAGCGCATCCTCCCCCGGGGCGAAGATCCCGTGCTGTGCGCCGGTTGGCCAGTTGTAAGCCTCGCTGCCGTTGCTCTCCCGGATCTTCAGCCGGGTACGTAGCGGCGAGCGGCGCAGCAGCTTGGCACCGTCCATGAACACATCCCGCGCATCCTGGCGACGCTGGGCGGTGTACCAGGTACGGGCGTCCGGCACCGTCAGGCCACGGTGGACAACCACCGGGTGAGTGAGCGTTGTCTTGCCGGCCTGCCGGGGGACGGTCACCACCACCACCCCGTACGCCCATTCCCCGGTGTCGGTGTCCAGCTCCAATGCGGTGTCCGCTACCTGTGTCTGCCACGGCATGAGCTGGCGTCCAAGGGCACGAGCGACCTTGGCCACGGCCGGCCCGAGGGTGGGCCGGGTCGGATCACGGGGCGTCGCGTAGCGAGGCAGGCGTGGGCTTGGAGAGATCACTCAGGAACTCCGCGAACTCGTCGCGGTCACCACCACCACGGGCGGTTGGGTCAAGCCGTAGGCGCTCTAGCAGTGTGCGCAGCTCCCGGGCCAGGGCGGCCACCGCCCACGCGTTGCCGTCCGATGTGGCCTGTTGATCGGTGGCGCGTGCCAGGGTCCGGGCCAGCGCGATAGCGGCGGCGTCTAGATCCTTGTCGACCACCCCGGCGGCGTAGGCGGCCAGCACGGCACGATCCACGCTGGACTCACACCGGCCCTTGCGGCCGGTGGCGGGTGCGCTGGTGGTGGCGGCACGGCGCGGCATGCGTACCAGTGTGCGCTATGCGAACACAGCACAGCCCGGCCTCGTCAGTTGTGGACAGCGACCGGGCTTCTGTGCAGTCGACTCAAGATCTCGTGAGAGCGCGCGGATCGATGGGTAGGTCACCCGCCTCGTCGGCGCGTCCGGTGCGGTACCCGTCTGCCCACATGCGAGCCAGGATGTCCGGGCTCTCGATCTCATGGGCCCGGCACAGGATGGCCAGGGATGCCGCGATGGACAGCAGCGCGCGGGCCCCGGAATCGTTGAGCGCGTGTTGGTGCATTGACCGTAGCTGCGCGGCGTCCTCTTCCGATGCAACCTCGGCAACGTCGACGTGTTGATCGGCAACGTCAAGTAGGTCGATCGCTGCCCCCAGTTCAGCGATTGCGGTCGATGCCAACCACGAC